TGCAGAATGAAGTGAGAGATGATATTCCTGCACAACTGAGTGAAGGCGAGTTTGTTATCCCTGCTGATGTTGTTAGATATATTGGTCTTGAAAGATTGATGAAGCTTCGTGATGAAGCTAAGCAGGGACTCAATCGAATGGCAGAGATTGGTCAGATGGGTAATGCTGATCAAGTAGAAAACCCAGAAGCTTTGCATGAAGGTGATGAAGAATTTGAATCAGAGATTGATGACATCATCTCTGAAGTTGATGGTGAGCAAATGGGTGAACAGAAGTTTGCTCGTGGAGGTGTTGTTAAAGTTCCAGAAGCTAGTAAAGACATCTTAGCTAAATACAACATTCAAAGAACAGCCATTACAAATCCAGCAAATGATGTAAGACTTTTGAAGAATGCTGCTGGTGATTCTTTGTACATGACCTATTTCAATGGTAAGCCTTCAGGGAGAATACCTAAAGGATATTCTGTTGTTGATGCAAACCCTGCAAGTAGAATGGGGGGTACAACTCCAGCATCAACAGGTGCTGTATCTACGGGTGGAGTAGACCCATCTATAACTCGTGGAGTAGATATGCCTAGAGGAGGCAGTTTAGTTACGCCTATTACGCCTACAGAACCACCTACAGAAACTCCTACAGGAACAACAACCACTACTGCTCCTGCTGCTAATGCAGGATTTACTGGTGATAGAGGACAAGGTGTAAATTCTTTTGGTGGCTCTATTACAGCCACCGATACAGGTGCTGTAAGTACAGGGATTGGTGGCTTCACCTTAAATCCTGATGGCTCTGTAACACCAAACACAATAGATAGAACAGTGATGACTGTTGCTGGTATCGTTAACCCTCTGCTTGGTGTTGCAGGTAGAGTTAATAACGCCTTGGCTACTAGCTCAGCTAAAGCTTTCTCAGCATCTATTGCTGACACTGGGGGTACTAATCTAAATGCAACTCAGCCAGCCGCTACTGCTGGTCCTGCTTCTGTTGGTGGTACTGCTGGTGCTGCTGCAACTGCTGCTTCTTTAGCAGCCGCTGATGCTACAAGCAGTGGTAAGAGTGAAGGAGCAGTGGGTGCTGCTAGCCAAGCTGCTGCGGATGTTATTGTAAGAGGCGGCTCAGCCGATGCTGCTGCTCAAGCAGGTAGAGATGCTGCTGCTGATGTAGCAGGTAGAGAAGCTAAAGTAGCAGAAACTGCTTCTCAACAAACTGCAACAGATATTGCTCTTGGTGGTCAAGGGGGAAGTGCTGGTGCTGATAGTTTAACTAGTGGTGCTGATACTGCAGGTCGTCAAGATACTGGGGGTGATACTGATACCACTATAGGGGTAGGAAATGCTGGGGGTGGTATTGATACCACTGTAGGTTCAGGAAATGACGGTGGTGATGAAGGCGCTGGCGATGGTGGTGGTGGCGTTGGTGGCGTTGGTGGTGGTGGTGGCGTTGGTGGTGACGATGAATCTGGTGATGCTGAATCTGGAGAACAAGATTTTGAGGGTGCTTCTATGACTGCTGTAGATGCCCTTGGTGGTTCTTTTGCTGCAAAGCCTATGGAAATGTTGCAAGCTGAAAGAAAAGGAATTAGAGTAGAGGCGGCTAAAGGTGGTCTTATTACTAAGCGTGTTAAAAAGACAACACCTGCTCAAAAAAGAGGCATTGCTTCTAGAAAATAATACTATATAATTAGCATACTCAAGCCAGAGGTGGGCTGGCGAGTATCAATAATTTCCCACCATATGGCTACCTATCTCCCTGCGTATGCAGCTACAGTTAGCCCCAACTTAAAAGGTATGTTATGACAGAAGCAGTGATTAATCAGAACCAACAGGCTCAGGCGTTCTCTCCATTTGGTAAGCGTAATGCTAACAAAGATAAGATTGAACAAGAAGAAGCAGAATTGAAACGATTGGCTGAAGATAAGAACAATCCACCAGAAGGAAACGATGGTGACGATAGTAACTTAAGCGGAGAAGAGAAAAGCTTTAAAAAGCGTTACGGTGATCTTCGCAGACATTCTCAGCAACAGCAAACAGCTTTGCAGAAGCAGATTGATGAGCTTCGTTCACAGCTGCAGAGCAGCACAGAGAAGCAAATTAAGCTTCCTAAGAGTGAGGAAGAGTTGAATGAGTGGGCTAAAACCTATCCTGATGTTGCAAAGATTGTTGAAACAATTGCAATTAAAAAGGCTAAGGAACAAACACAAGCATTGGATGAGCGATTCAAACAGCTTGATGAGCGTGAGCATCAGACAGCTAAGGAAAAAGCAGAAGCTGAGTTGATGCGTCTGCACCCCGACTTTGACTCCATCCGTGATGATGATGATTTCCACAATTGGGTTGAAGAACAACCTAAGTGGGTGCAAGATGCTTTGTATGATAATGACAGTGATGCAAGGGCTGCTGCCCGTGCCATTGATCTTTACAAGGCTGATAAGAATATTAAGACGAAGAAGTCTACCCCAGATAAAGGTGCAGCAGAAAGTGTTAACACCCGTGGTAGTCGTTCTGCGCCTACAGGCGAAAGCAAAGATGGTGTCTTTTATGAGTCACAGGTAAATAAAATGTCTACCTATGAGTACGAAAAGAACCAAGAAGCTATTGCTAAAGCATTACAATCAGGTAAGTTTGTATACGATATTAGCGGAAGTGCTCGTTAAGTATTGACAAACCTGAAACAACTGGTATAACTTTAACAGAGCGAAAAGGGTAGCTCCCCTGACTGTGCCGATTCATAGTCTAGCTCTTTATCTAATCGGGGATTGTTATGGATCAAGTTAAGACCTGCCGTAAGTGCGGTGAGACAAAATCAGTGCTTAGTTTTAATAAAGATAAAACTAAGAAGTTTGGTGTAGGTGGAGAATGTAAGCCATGTGCTAGCAAAACTACACATGAATATTACATAAAGAACTCTGATCATATTAAGAGAAGAGTGTCTAAATATAACGAATCTTATTTTCCTAAATATAATAGGAGTGTTATATCTAGATTAAAAAGTCTTTGCACTAAAGCAAAGCATAGAACAAAAGAGTTTGATATCATAGATCAAGATTTATTTGATTTGTGGAAAAACCAAAATGGTCGATGTGCTTATACTAAATTGCCGCTGCTTGCAACAGCCAACCAATTTAATACAGTAAGTCTCGACAGAGTGGATAGCAGTAAAGGTTATGTTGTTGGAAACATTCAACTAGTCTGTTCAGCTATCAATAAGATGAAGCAAGAGTACACTGAAGAGATGTTTCTTTTGTTTTGTCTGTTAGTCACGCAAAACAATAAACTGTCAGAATCACCTGAAAGTTTGTTAGCCCGTTATGTTCCATTGGGCACAGTGGACAAGTAATGTACCTAACAAATTCAGCCTCTGTAGTGATGTTGAGCGTATTTAAGTATATGCCAATATATCTATAGGAGATTATAAAATGGCTTTTCCAAGTGCTGCTGGATATGGATCGTTGCCCAATGGCAACTTTTCACCAGTAATTTATTCCAAGCAAGTACAACTTGCATTCCGTAAAGCGTCTACTGTTGAAGACATCACCAACAACGATTACTTTGGTGAAATCGCTAACATGGGCGACAGTGTCAAAATCATTAAAGAACCTGAAGTGTCTGTCCAGAGCTATGCTCGTGGTACACAGATCACTGCTCAAGATCTGAATGACGAAGACTTCACCTTGGTTGTTGACCAAGCTAACTACTACGCTTTCAAGATTGATGACATCGAAGCTGCTCACTCACATGTGAACTTCATGCAGATGGCTTCTGATCGTGCAGCGTATCGTTTGCGTGATCAGTATGACCAAGATGTGTTGGGTTACTTGTCTGGTTTCTCACAGTCTGCAAAGCATGTGAATCCTGACACAGCTCGTACTTCAGCTTCTGGTACTAAGGCAGTTACTGCCGCTGGTGCTGATGAGTTGTTGGCTTCTATGAAGCTGAAAAAAGGTAGCTTCGGTAACATCACCACTTCCTCTGCTGGTGACCATTCCATTCCTTTGGCTCCCCGTCTGCCCGGTGCAACTGCACTGCCTACAGATGTGGCATCTCCATTGATGGTGGTTGCTCGTATGGGCCGCTTGTTGGATCAACAGTTTGTTGACTCCGCTGGTCGCTGGTTGGTGGTTGATCCCGTGTTCATCGAAATGTTGAAGGACGAAGACAGCCGTTTGTTGAATGGTGATTTTGGTGGTTCTGGTTTGCAGAACGGCTTGGTCATTAACAACTTGCATGGCTTCCGCATCTATGTTTCTAACAACCTGCCAAAGATTGGTACTGGTCCCGGTACTTCTGGTACTGCTAACCAGAACAGCAACTATGGCGTTATTGTTGGTGGTCATGACTCTGCTGTTGCAACTGCTCAGCAAATCACTAAGACCGAGACATATCGTGATCCCGACAGCTTCGCTGACATCGTGCGTGGTATGCATCTTTATGGTCGCAAAATCTTGCGTCCTGAAGGCATCGTCACTGCTAAATACAACGCTGCTTAAGGAGAACGATAATGGCAACTGTTACAACTTTGGCTGGTTCAGCCTCCGCTGGTCGCACCGCTGGTGCTGTCCCTTACTTGGTCGATGTTACTATTGACTTCGCTGCCGCAGCTACAGCTAAAGGTTCTGCCTTGGCTGCTGCTGACGTTATTGAGTGTATCAATGTTCCCGCTAACACTCTCATCTTGAATGCTGGTATGGAAGTTGTCACCGTCTTGGGCGGTGAGTCTAACGATACCACTTTTGACTTGGGTGTTACTGGTGTTGACGCTGACGTATTCGTTGATGGCTTCGATGCTGACGCTGCTACTGCTGGTGCTTATGCCCAGAATGCTGCTGCTTTCCAGCCTATCGTGAATGCTACTGCTGACACTATCGACTTGTTGATCGCTACTGCCACTACTGCTCCCACCTCTGGTGAAGTGCGTGTATGGGCTGTGTTGATTAATGTTGATGGTCGCCCAGCTCGTGCTTCCGTTGACCGTGAGCAACTGGCCTAATAGCTAGTTGATGTGGGAGGGGCTTAATCGCCTCTCCCATTTCTGTATGCTCTATTAGAGAGCGTTTTTAAAACTAAGAGGATTCTCTAATGGCTATTACATCTGCCCTTTGCACAAGCTTCAAAAAAGAATTGCTTGAGCGTAAACATGACTTTAATGCTACAAGCGGTCATACATTTAAGATTGCCTTGTACACATCTTCAGCCACCCTTGGTGCTTCAACCACAGATTACACAACCTCTAACGAAGTTGTAGGCACTGGTTACACCGCTGGTGGTATTGCTCTAACAAACATTGATCCTACTAGCAGTGGCACTACAGCATTCATTGACTTTGCTGATGCTACTTGGGCTAGTGCAACCATCACCGCTGCTGGTGCTTTAATTTATAATACAACCACTGATGGTGGTACAGGTACAACTAATGCTGTAGCTGTAATTTCTTTTGGTGGTGATAAAACATCTACCAACGGTGACTTTGTAATTCAATTCCCCACAGCAGACGCAAGCAACGCTATTGTTCGTATTGCATAAGGAGTCGTAGGTTATGGCTACGACAACCCGGTCGGGTGCAATATATGGCATTGGCATATACGGGACATCTCGTTATGGCAAAAGCAATGTTGCATATGTTCCCGATGGGTTGCAAGGCACAGCAACATCCGATAGTGGTGTTGTTATTAGTGGTGATGCTAACCATGTAGTTGTTAGCTTAGTTGCTGCAGGTGCGACAGGTAGTGTAGGTGTAGTTGGCGTAGCAGTTACTAGCCTAGTTGGTGTATCTGCAACTGGCTTTGTTAATGATGGCGTATCGTTTAGTTTAGGCTGTAGGTTTGAAATTGGTAGCGTTAGTGCTACAGGCAGCGTAGGTGATGTCACTGTTGTTGCCAAGGCAACCACTAGTTTAACTGGTGTAGAAGCACAGGGAAGTGTTGGTAGTGTTGTTGTAATTGCTAAGGCAGTTACACTACTGACAGGTGTAGAAGCCACAACAGCTATTGGCACTGTTGATGTTAGGTCTATCAACAGAATTCCTGTAGATGGTCTTGAAGCAACAACCTCAATAGGTAGTGTTGTTGTAGTGGCAAAAGCCACAACAGGTTTAGTTGGTGTTGAAGGTGTTGGTAGTTTAGGCAGTGCTGTTGCAATAGCTAAAGCCTTAGTAGCAATATCTGGCGTAGAAGCCACAACAGCTCTTGGTGATGTTGTAGCAGCTAATAATGCTAGACCCACCTTCGATGGTGTGGAAGCTACAGGCGCTGTAGGTATAGTAGCTGTTACAGTTACTGTATTTGATTATGCTGCTGTAGCTTCGTTATATGATAGAAAACGCACTGTGTATGTTGAGAGACAAAGCACAGGCAAAGAAAGAACAGTGTTGGTGTTAGCGGAGTCTCGTAGAGTATATGTGGATAGACATCCTACAAGATATGATAGAACATCTTATGTGGCTACTGAGCCTAGACAAGCATATACATATAGAAAATCCACTTCTGCTGATAGAAGTGCTTTAGTGGAGTAGGAGTTTAATAATGTCTTTTCGTTGGCCCAATAAAGATCCTGATGAAACTTTAGACTACAGTGTTGACTGGTCTAGGTTTTTAGATACAGCAACTATTAGTAGCTGTTCTTGGTTTGTTGATAATAGCTCTGGTGTAAAAACTGCCATTACAGCAGGTAACACAGTTAATGGTATTCAGAACGTAGCACAAACTATCTCTGGTAGTGTCACCACTATCAATCTTGGTTTAGGTACTAACAACACTGAGTATAAGTTTTATTGTAGAATTACAGATAATAGTGGTAATGTAGCTGAGCGAGTCACTCGTTTGCGTGTTAAGGAACAATAAGAATGGCATACAACTATCTTGGACTTACCAATGAAGTTAATAGAAGGCTTAACGAAGTTGAACTAACTTCTGCAAACTTCCCTACAGCTACTGGTTTTTATGCACACATCAAAGATGCTGTGAATGCTGCTATTAGAGATATCAACCACACTCACTATGAGTGGCCTTTCAATCATATACTTGCTGAAGAAACTTTGACAGCAGGTACAACTAGATATGCTTTTCCCTCTGATGCTAGCACTATTGACTTTGATACTTTCCGTATCAAGGAAGATGCTACTTTAGCTAATGAGACAGTTAGACTTAGCATCATCACTTATGATGACTACCTTCAGAGATATGTAGATCAAGAATATTCTACTGATTCTGGTAAGCGTGATGTTCCTTCATATGTATTCCATGCTCCTAGTTTAGAGTGGGGTGTTGTTCCTGCTCCTGATCAAGCATATGAAATTGCTTATGAATACTACAGAATTCCTGTAGATCTTTCTAGTGCTACAGATGTTCCTTCTGTTCCTGAACGATTTAAACAAGTTATTCTTGATGGTGCTATGTACCATGCTTATATGTTTAGAAGCAATGAACAAGCAGCTTCTCTTGCTAAGGCTAAGTTTGATGAAGGCATTAAGAAGATGAGGATTCTTCTTATCAATAAGTATGTGTATATGCAATCTACTGCCATCACACAAACGTCTGCTTTTGGTGGCTTCGGTGATAGGGTTAAATAATGGCTGATGGGTGGCAAACATATCCATTTGAATTCCGTGGTGGATTGATTTCAAATCTATCACCGCTTCAGCATGGCACACAAGCTCCCGGTAGCGGAAGACTCATGAAGAATTTTGAGCCTTCTGTTGATGGAGGCTACATGCGTATTGAAGGCTATAACAAATATGATAGTGCTTTCACACCCGCATATGGTGAGCCTAGAGTGCAGGGTAGTGGTCAGACTGGCACTACTTTAATAATCTCTAACATCCTCACTACTCCTATTGCTGGGGATAAATTTACAATTGCTGGTGTAACTGGTACATACACCATCGCTGCTGCTGGTGTTTCATATAGCTCCACATTTAAAGTTGCTACAGTGACCCTCACAACGTCTTTAGCTTCTAGCCCAGCAGATAAAGCAGCCATTACATTTACATCTCACACTGGGCTGGTTAAAGGTATTGCAGCGTGGAACAATCTTGTTGTTGCTGTTAGAAACGCTGATATCTACACAACCACTGGCACAGGCTTTACTAAGATAAGTAAGCCTCATTACGGCACAGTACTTGTCAATGGTGGTAGTCAGACAGGCACTAGTCTTATTATGGATGGGCTGATTAAAGCTCCACAGATTGGGGATACTTTCAGTGTTGCTGGTATTGAAAAAGTGTATACAGTGTTGGCTGTACCCACAGTGACTTCTACATCTGCCACTGTATCCATCAATCCAGCACTAGCTTCTAGTCCTGCTGATAATGCTGCCATCACTTGGCTATCTGCTAATAGAGCTAGTAATTTCAAGACACGCTTCAGTAAGTATAGACTGAATAACACTGAAAAGATTGTTGGTGTTGATGGAACTAATTATCCATTCATCTATGATGGTACAACATTTAAAGTGTTGTCAGATAAGACAACAGATATTTTAGGTGCTCAGTTTGTTATTAGCCATAAGAATCAATTGTTCTTTGCTAAGAATGAGAGCATCGTCTTCACAGCTCCCTACACCGATGATGACTTCACTGCTGCTGCTGGCTCTGGCATCATTAATGTTGGTGGACTCATTACAGGTATTATTGTATTTAGAGAAACACTAATAATCTTTACAGATAAAACTATTAGTCAGCTTGCTGGTACAACCATACAAGACTTTGCTTTACAACCCATCACTAAAAATGTCGGGTGTGTGGCTTCTGATACCATACAAGAAGTTGGTGGTGATGTTATGTTCTTAGGTCCTGAAGGACTAAGGCTATTGGGAGCTACTGACCGTATTGGTGACTTTAGCTTGGGTGTGGTGTCTAAGCCTATTCAAGCTGAGATGACTTCTTTGATTAATAGTAACTCAACCTTTGCTAGTTGTGTTATTAAACAAAAGTCACAATATAGAATATTTGGATATAATAGTAATATTACATCATCTAATGCTAAGGGAGTTCTTGGAACACAGATGACTGGTGAGTCTTCTGGTGGTGTAGCATGGGCTGAGCTAGTAGGATTTAAATGCTACGTTGCTGATAGTGATTATCAAAACCAAACAGAAACCATTGTATTTGCTAATAATGATGGGTATGTTTATGAGATGGAACAAGGGAGTAGTTTTGATGGTACAAACATCATTGCATCCTTTGCCACCCCTTATGTACCTATTAATGATTTTAGGCTTAGAAAGACTTTTTATAAGCTTTACCTCTATACAGATCCCCAAGGATCTGTTACAACATCAGTGAATTTAAAGCTTGATTTTGATGATCAGGGGTCTGTTCAGCCCTCAACAATTACATTATCAAATAGCGCAGGTAGTGTAGGTTTTTATGGTAGCAGTGGTGCTAAGTATGGCACAACTGTTTATGGTGATAAGTTGAAGAAGCAATTTCAAACACAGGTGATAGGCTCTGGATTCTCTGTATCGTTACAGTTTGTATCAGATAGCCAAGACCCTCCATTTTCTCTGGACGCTGCAACGCTAGAGTATGCCACACATGATAGAAGATAAGGAATAGTTATGACGGGATATGTTCGTAAAGATACTACCAACAACATTGCCGATGGTAATGTAATTAATGCTGCCGACTTAGATGCTGAGTTTGATGGTGTTCAAGATGCCTTCAATGCTTCTACAGGACACAAGCATGATGGTACTGCTGGTGAAGGTGCAACCATTAATGCTCTCGGCCCTACGCAAGATGTAACTATTTCTGCCGTTCTGGTGGCTCCTAAAACTACAAACACTGTAGACATTGGTAGCAACTCTTTAAAATTTAAAGACTTGTTTTTGGCAGGTAATGGTAGTGTTGGTGGTACATTGGCTGTCACTGGTGTGGCTACGCTGACAGCACAGCCCATACTGTCTAGCCTTACAGCAAGCAGAGCTGTATTTACTGATGGTTCTAAGGGCTTGGTGAGCAATGCTATTACTGGCACTGGCAATGTTGTTATGTCTGCATCACCAACATTAACAGGAACTATTGGAGGTGAAAACGCCACTTTATCTGGAACATTAGGTGTTACAGGTGTAGCCACTTTTACAGCACAACCTATTCTATCCTCATTGACAGCTAGTCGTGCTGTATTCTCAGATGGTTCTAAAGGCTTGGTTAGCAATGCCATCACTGGTACTGGCAATGTTGTTATGTCTGCCAGTCCTACACTCACTGGCACTGTTGCTGGCGCAAGCTTGTCGCTAAGCTCTTTGACTTCTGGTCGTGTAACTTACGCAGGAGCGTCTGGTCTTCTCCAAGACTCTGCAAACCTGTTGTACTCTGGTACTGACCTGACTGTTTATGGCATCACAGTAGGCCGTGGTGCAGGTGCTATTGCTACCAATACTGCGGTGGGTGCTAGTGCTTTGGCGGCTAACACGACAGGCTCTCGTAATACCGCTTTTGGTTCAACGGCTTTGACTGCGGTCACATCAGGCGCTTGGAACATCGGAATTGGATCGCAAAGTCTGCAAACCCTTCAAACTGGGGACTTCAACATTGCGGTTGGCGGTCTTGCTTTAGCAGCAGCAAACGGCGCATCGTTTAACGTGGCGATGGGTCAGACTGCCCTGACTTCAAATACTACTGGCAACAACAACACCGGCCTTGGCTACGATGCGCTTCGCTCTAACACCACAGCATCTAACAATACTGCTGTAGGTTATCAGGCTGGCTACAGCAATACGACTGGTACAACAGACTTTTTTGGATACCGAGCTGGATATTCAAATGTTACTGGTTCAGGTTCTGCTTTTTTTGGTTATATCGCTGGTACAGCAACCACTGCGTCTGATAACACTGCGTTTGGTTTTGCCGCATTGACTGCAAACACTACGGGCGTTATGAATACGGCTGTTGGTGGTGGTCAAGCGGGCGTTGCCGCAAGTTCACTTGGCAATAATACAACTGGCTCATACAACACCGCAGTTGGTCACCAGTCATTAAGAGGCAACACCACAGCATCTAACAATACTGCTGTAGGTTTTAGCGCTTTATACACAGCAACAACTGCAACAGACAACATTGCTATTGGCCCTTATGCAATGTATTACACAACAACGGGGTCTTCAAATATTGCAATGGGAAGAAGTGCTTTAAGCACAAATACTACTGGAGCAAGTAATGCAGGCTTGGGTTATCAAGCAATGTACTACAACACCACTGGTAGTTATAACACCGCACAAGGCGCACAAGCCCTGTTTAACAACACCACAGCATCAAACAACACAGCGGTTGGTTATCAGGCTCTTTACAGTCAAGTAGCGCCATCTGCCGCAAATAGCGCATTTGGATACCAAGCTGGATATAACATTACTACAGGAATTCAAAATACCTGTATTGGTACTGAGTCAGGTAGAGCAGTAACGACAGGTCAACAAAATACATTCTTGGGTCATGGCTCTGGTTACTACATGACCACAGGCTCTAAAAATACCATTGTTGGTAAATATGATGGCAACCAAGGTGGCCTAGACATTCGCACATCAGACAACAACATCGTGCTGTCTGATGGCGATGGGAATTTACGGGCTTCTACAAATAGCGTTGGCGCTTGGCAATTTGGACTTGGCACAGGAGATTGTGTAAATGCAAGAAGTACAAATGGTGCAAATACTAGTAATTCTTTATTTGTAGGATGGTATAGCGCAACAACTCCATTAAACGGAACATTATCATTCAATGTTACAACTAATGGAAATGTAACAAATACTAATAATAGTTATGGCGCAGTTTCCGACATTAAACTTAAAGAAAACATTGTTGATGTTTCACCAAAACTTGCGGATTTGATGCAAGTTCGGATTGTTAATTACAACTTCAAAGAAGGACAAACGCACAAACAAATTGGCGTTATTGCTCAAGAGTTGGAGCAAGTGTTTCCTGCAATGGTTGATGAAGTGCCTGACACAGACCATGACGGAAATGATCTTGGTACAACAACCAAGCAAGTAAAGTACAGCGTGTTTGTTCCAATGCTCATCAAGGCAATGCAAGAACAACAAGCAATCATTGAATCTCTAAAGGCACGTTTGGATGCCGCTAACCTTTAAAGGAAAATCATGACTATTGAAACCCAAACCCCAACCGCAGAAGAAATTGCTCGTCACTACAGTGCGGCTATGGACAGCGTCAATCTGATTAACGCAGGACAGCCAGAAGGCATGACTGCTGAAGATTGGGCTGACACTGTTGCTCGTAACAAAGAGCACCTCAAGATCATGCTGGCTAAAGACTTCTGGACAACAGAAAATCTAGCGCCACTGCAAGCCGCATCAGCATAACATGGAAGACATAACACACGCCCAAATATATGAGCGTCTGTGTGCTGTCGAAGCTAAAGTAGACAAGCTAGACAAGAGCACAGAAGCTGTGGTTGCTGCATTCAATGCAGCTTCTGGTGCTTTCGTTGTTCTTGAATGGCTTGCTAGAGCAGTGAAACCCATTTTAGTTATTGGTGCATTCTGTGGTGCTATATGGCTAGCCATAGAAAACAAGTTGCATCATTAATATTTTTATTAATAACATCCTTCCCTGTTTCGTCTAAGGAGGAAGAGTATAGGTGTGTCCGATGGACATGGACTGGAGATGTGTACAACAGAAAAGTTGTATGCATTGAATGGAAGAAGGTTGAGCGAAAATGATTGATCCAATCACGGCTCTAAATGGCTTGCAAAGTGCCATTAGCATGGTCAAGAAGGCTAGTAAGGTAGCCAATGATTTAGGCGGTCTTGCCCCAATGATTGGCAAGATGTTTGATGCTAAGAGTCAAGCAACCAAGGCTATGCTTCAAGCCAAGAGGGAAAAGAAAGGCTCGAACATGGGTGCTGCTCTACAGATTGAGATGGCACTAGAGCAAGCCAGAGCCTTTGAAGAAGAACTCAAGATGTTGTTTATGCAGACAGGCAAGATAGATGTCTGGAACAAGATCAAAGCTAGACAAGCAGAGATGGATAGAGATGATGCCAAAGAGATGGCAGCGTTGAAAGCCGAGGAAAAGAAGGCCAAGGAAAAAGAAGAAGAGATGCAAGAGATTGCTATGATTATTGGCGGTATTGCTTTTGTTCTACTGTTAGTCTTTATTGGCATCAATGAGTTGATGAGCTTATGTCCTAAAGGTGGATGTGGTAGATGACATACTTTGATGTATTACTTTGGGCTGCTGTTCCTTTAAACTATTTTTTCTGGATAGTTGTTTATCCAAAGTTGAGCAATGAATGAGTACCAAAAACAATTTGACTTGTTTTGCAGAGTGTTCTGTTATGGCTGTGCAGCTTGGTGGTTTCTAGGCTTCTTAAGGTTTTTACCTGATGACTTATCAAACAAAATTGTTGCTCTTCTATTGGGAAAGATTGGGTTATGAAAATCACTACTTATCAGGCCAATGCAAACATGTTGAGAGAAGCTCAGCAAGTTATTCATCAGAAGAATCTACAAGAACTTCAGAGATTGAATCATCAAAAAGAACAAACATACAAAGTGCAGCAAGTGAGAAATCAATGGGCTAGAGCAAACTCTGTGGATGTAATGGTATGAAATATTTATTATTGTTATTGCTACTTGTTGGATGTGAAGACCGCTACAGGTACTTCTGTCAAAACCCAGACAACTTTCATGCTGAGCAATGTCAGAAACCTAGATGTCAATTCACACAGACATGTCCTGAGTATTTAGTAGCACCCATCTTGGAGAAACAAATTGATAGAACAGCTAACAAAAATGATGACACCAAGCCATCCCAAACCAAGACTAACCCCTGAAGAGCTTGAGGTTAGGATATGGGGATTTGTGGTGGTGGCTATCACCATCATCCTCTTTGGTATTGTGTTTGCCTTGTTATATTCTGTTACCTTTGTAACACAGCCTATCAAGAGCATGGCTCCAATTGATCAGGCATATACAAAGATGCTCAATGACATTGTGCTATTGATTGTTGGTGGTATTGGTGGTATTGTTGGTAAGAGAGCTGTTAATACAGCAACTAACGCTTTCAAGCCTACAACGCCCACAGCCCCCATAGCTCCTCCAATGCAGCAGCCTTATGTAAGTAACACATATGCTCCTGCTCAGTCTGCTTATGGCCTCCCTTCTCAGCCCTTTGGTGCTATGCCAGTATGGAAGAATCCAGAGCTTGATGAGAGCTGGACTCCCGGTCCTCCTCCAACAACTCCTCCAGAACATATGGAGCCTGATGAGGACAGAGAAGAGATAGCAGTAGCTAGGAAAGAAGCTGTCTAATGTTTGGCATTCCTCTTCCTTGGATATTAATAGGTGCAATGGTTGCACTGTTTGGTACATACAGAGGTGGCTATCACTTTGGTTGGGAAGATCGTGACCAAGAGATGCAGGTAGAGATAGCTAAGAAGAACGAAGAGTCTAGGGTTAAAGAACAAGAGATGGCTGCTAAGCTTAGCGATAAGGAAGCAGCATTGAGAAAGGCAAACAATGAAATATCTAAGAAACAGTCTGCTATGCGTGAGCTTGTTAGGGTTGGTGAGCTGCGCCTCCCCACCTCCAGTTGTGTACAAACCGCCACAGATTCCCCCACTCCCGCAGGAAATAGCAACACCGATGCAGCCGAACTTGAGCGACAGACTATTAATGCTCTTATCGACATCGTTGCCGAAGGAGACAAAGCCATCAACAAGCTCAACCAATGCATCTCAGCCTATGACGAAGTAAGGAATTTAATCAATGGTAACCGCTGAACATTTAAAACAACTTCATATTGACCCTTCATTAGCTGATAGTTTTAATGAAACATTTGAACGCTTTGGTATTAGTTCTCCTATTCAACAAGCTAGCTGGATAGGACAATGTGGTCATGAGTGTGGCAACTTCCGCATCATGGAAGAAAACTTAAACTACAGGGCAGCTACCTTGCTTAAGCTATTCCCTAAGACACCTAAGCGTCAGTGGGGTTTTACACCAGAGGAAGCTGCTGCCTATGAGAAGCAGCCACAGCGCATTGCCAATCGCATTTACGGCAATCGTATGGGCAATAGGGATGAAGCTTCTGGGGATGGATTCAGGTTCCGTGGATCCGGATTTCTCCAGCTAACTGGGCATAGCAACTTCTATCATGCAGGGCAAGCATTGGGTGTAGATTTTGTTATGCAACCAGAGCTTGTTCGTACTCCTAGATATGCTGCTCAAACGGCTGGTTGGTTCTGGCAGACACACAACTTAAATAGATTTGCAAATAGCAAAGACTTTGTTATGATGACTAAGAAGATTAATGGTGGAACAATTGGACTAGAAGATCGTATTAAACATATCAACCATGCGGTGGATGTGTTATCTAGATGATTGACTAAGTTTGATATTTGTGGTATGACAATGAATAAAGAGTTATAATGATGTTACCAACTTCTCTTAGTATTGTAGGCAGAGAAGTACCTGTGAAGGTTGTGGACGAACTTCCTAATCAATTAGGTGAGTATAGTTACGAAGAATATTCAATTAAAATTAAGTCTGGTCAGCACCCCTTAGCGGAGATGGATACACTGTTACATGAATGTATACACGCTATAGACGACTGCTTCCAATTAAACATGTCAGAAAGACAGGTGTATTGTTTAGCCGTAGGAGTGTTAGCACTTTTACGGGATAACAGAGATATGCTAGCTTGTTTGACTGAAGCAATAGAGAACCCAAGAAAAGTATGAAAGATTTTACAGCACAACAAAAGGAAATAGTAGCTAGAAAACTAGGCTATGATGGTCCTATGCAAGGCTTTGATGAGTTCATTGCTTCCTCTCCTGCATTAGAGGCTAAGTATTCTGCCATCACTGGTAAGTATGCTGAGCGTATGGCTAAGGGCGGGCTTGTTAAGAACTATCAAGCTGGAGGCGCTGTTGGTGCTGTGCGTCCATCCTCTGGTGATCGTATCATGGATGAGATTGATGCTGCTAGTCGTGCTCGTAGCGGCTTTGATAGTACACGAGTTATGCGTGATGATATTAGTACCACTGGTGAATTTGGTACAAACATGCCGGAGCAAGGTGGATTTTCTGGGGGATCTTCTGGTGGTACAGATGAGTTTGGTAAACCCTTAGCTGGTAAAGCTTCACAAGTAACTGCCACTCAAATTGCATTAACTCCAGAACAAAAAATAAGCACAGAAGCTAGGGCAGCACAACAAGCTGCTCAAGTTACTGGCGGTGCTACAGCTACAGCAGGACAAGCAACTGCTGCTCAAGCTGGTGAAGCTGCAGCATATGAAGCTGCTCAAGCTGCTCCTGCTGTTGGTGCTGCATTGGCGGGTGTCACTGGTGCTACTGGTGCAGTGTCTAAAGAAGCACAAGTTACAGCGGCACAAGGACAAATATCTAAAGAAGCTATTGCAAAAGCTCCCACTGCTCCTGCTGCAGCACAAGTGGCTGCAACACCTGACTTGGCATTAACAGAAGGACAGGTAGCTAAAGCTGCTACAATGGCAGATGTTGGTGGACCAGCTAAAGCTACTGCAGCCACTACAGATAAAACATTTGCAGCACAAGCAGCACAACTTACAGGCACTCCTCAAGCTAAAGCAGAAACAGCATATACACTTCCTGAAGTTAGATATGCTTCAATGGATGCTCCTGCTGTGTTACCTGCAGCTAAAGCGGCAGAGATTCCTTCTGCTACTTCCCAACAAACAACAGCCACTTCCACTGCTGTTGCTCAGCAACGTGCTGTAACACAGCAAGAACTGGTTGATGTAGCTAAGCAAGGCTTACAACTTGAAGCTGTACAAGCTGTAGCTGCAACAATGGATGCATTGAACAGTGCAGCTGTAGCTACAGCACAGCAAGGAAGCTTTAGTCAGTCATTAGCTACAGCACAGACAGGCGCTGTTGAAGCTGCTTCCACTGTTGCTGGTCAGATGGATAAACTGATGCAGCAGTTTAATGATGGCACTCCTGCATGGGCTGCTGGCGCTATGCGAGCTGCTAATGCTGCTATGGCTTCTAGAGGACTAGGTGCAAGTAGCATGGCTGGTGCTGCCATTGTACAAGCTGCTATGGAATCTGCTATGCCTATTGCTGCTGCAGATGCTCAGACATTTGCAACAATGGGTTTAACAAACCTGAACAACAGACAACAAGTGTCTCTTGCAAATGCTGCTGCTTTGCAGAACATGGACTTAGCCAACCTGAACAATCGTCAGCAAGCTGCCTTACAGAATAGTTCTAACTCCTTTGCTTTACAAAGCCAGAACCTTTCTAATCAACAATCAGTTGTGTTAGCTAACGCACAGCTTAAAGCTGCTGCTCAAGAAAAGAACTTAGATGTTAAGACACAGGTAGCTATTACTAATGCTGCTCGTTATGCTGAAGTTAATAACATCAATCTTAGCAATGCACAGCAAGCAGCTATGCAGAGATCTGCTGAGAATGTACAAATTGATTTAGCAAATCTAAATGCTCGTCAACAAACATCTCTTGCTAACCTGCAAGTTAGAGCAGCCATTGTTGGTCAAGAG